CGGTCGCCCACCACACGCAACGTGCCGGGTGGCACCATCTGCGCGATGGGCGCGAGCGGGGACGCACCAGAGAATCCGCCCATCGCCATGGGCCGCACGTCGATGGATCCTTGCGCACGGTTGGCGTAGTAGCCGCCGCCCTCGCGCATCTCCGCGGTGATGACGACGCCGGGGAGTTTGAGTGACGCCTGTAGTGCATCGAGTGTGGCTTGCGCGCGTGCGGCGTCCACTGTGATCGACGTGTTTACGTCAGCGGGGATCGCACCGTAAGCCTTCGCGAGGCCCTTCGCTTCGTCCTCGGTGAGCCCCATCGCTTCGAGCTGGTCAATCAGCGCGTCATAGGAGGCCTTTGTCGCATCGGTCAGGACGTCGCCTGAGTCGCCAGCGAGGATGCTCGCGGCTGCCTGATCTTCCATTGAAATGACGAGGTCGCGCATTTGTTGGTCGAGTTCCGCTCCGGATGCGGTGGTCCTGTCGACCTTGCCCGTGTAGTCGTCGAGTAGGTTCCCGCCGCCCTCAGCTGCATATCCGACCGCGTCCAGGTCACCCGCAAGCCGGGTTGTGGCGTCGTGCACGCGCGCGTCGGCTAATAGCCCGTCACCAAACTCGTTGAGTTTGGCCTGCGCTGGGTCGAGACCGTTCTTGATGAGCGTGTCCCGCATAGTGTCTGCCCAGTCGGCGGCCGTGTCATCCGCGTTCCGCATTTCATCTGCGAAGCCCCTGAGCCCCTCGACTGAGCCACTGAGCTGCTGGTCACCGGGGAGTTTGTCGAACGCCTCGAGCACTCCAGCCACACCATCCGCCACATCGGCAAGCGGCCCGGCGATGAATCCTCCGACGGCTTCCGTCGATACGGCAATGCCCTCAACGAACGCGCGGCCAAAGTCCAGCGCACCGTTGGCGATCGCAAGCAGGAACCCGACCATCGCCTCACGGTTCTCGGTGACGAAGTTCGCGGCGCCTTCAATCTGGGGGGCGAACGCTGAGGCGAGAGCACCCTTGATGCCGGTGGCGGCGATCTCGATGTTGCGGCGCGCGGTGTCGATGTCGTTTTGTGTGTTGTCAGTCAGTGCCGCTAGGGCTGACGATGCGGCGCCTTCGATGGAGCCGAGTTCGTCCACTGCGGACGAGAGGTCCATGGCGAATAGGGCGTCACCCATGTCCTCCGCTTTGGTGCCGAACAGTTCGACTACGGTGGCACTTCGCTTGACCGGGTCTTCGATCTTTTCAACCGCCTTGAGCACGTCGCTAAGTGCGCTCGACGCATCCTTGCCGCCACTGGCGACCTTCTTAGTCATGTCCTCAGCGTCGAACCCCAGCCGCTTGTAAGCATCGCCAGTGTCGCCAATCACTCGGCCACGGATCGCGAACTCCTTGAGCGCGTCAGCCGCGGTGTCCGTATCCCGCGCACCCGCGTTAACGGCCTGGCTAAGTAACCCCAACGCCTGCGGGCCTGTGAGTCCCAGGTCGCGAAACTTGGTGGAGTACTCATCAAGGGTGTCGAGCCAGTCCTCGGACACGTTGAGGCCCGCTTGCTGGCCCTTGACGATGATGTCGAACGCCTCGTCAGCGTTGGCCGCAACACCCGTCTTGATGAGTTGCGCGGATGAGCGGGCAATGCGCGTAGTGTCCTCNTCGATCAGGTCAGAGACGCCGGCAAGGTCGGAGATGATCTGTTGTGCGTCACGCTTGGTGGCCTCGGGGTCGAGCAGGCTTGACTGCACGGCAATTTTCGCGGTGTCCAGGTTCGCGCGAATGGACTCTCCCCAGTTGTTGGCGTAAGCCTCACCTGCTGCGCGCCCTAGGACGGCTACGGTGGCAGGGTCCAGTCCCGTGGTGGCCATCAACCGGTCCCGGCCTACCTCAACGCCCAAGCCTTCCCGGATGGCACCGAACAGGGCCTTGCCTGCGACCACGCCAACACCAACAACGGCGCCCGCAACGGGGATGGAGATGATGGCGGCGATGAGCTCGTCTGATAGCCCAGCACCTGCCTGCTTGCCTGCGTCTGCGCCAGCGTCCCCCGCAGTGTCGCTAAGGCCGTCGAGTGCGCCCTCAGCCTTGGCAGTGTCTGCCTCAACCTGGATGTCGGCATCAGGCAGTGCGCGTGCCGATGAGGTTACACGGTCGAGGGACTGCAACGCTTTCGCGCTGTCAGCCTCAACCTTGACGTCGACCTTAGTGCCATCGATGCGCTTCTGGTAAGCCTCAACCTTCTGCGCGCCCTGCTCAAACTGTTGGATATTGGCGGTGAATAGGGACTCGAGTTCTGCGACACGAAGACTCACGGTTGGTCACCTTTCTCGATGGCGCGCGAAAGGCGCGAGGGAACGGACAAGAGTCCGAGAATGAGAGTGCGGATGCCAGGCCAGGGGCGTGCCAAGACTGCGGGGTCGTAAAGGTCAATCCGATAACGTTCGGCGAGGTCCTGGATGACGAGGTCCCAGTTTCCGACGATGTCTGTCCACCAGATGGAGCGACGGTCGTCAGTTGCGGGCGCGGCGGGCTTGAGGTGCGCCGGGACACGGTAATCGGGGTATAGGCCGTCTGCGTCAGGTTCACCAACGCCGTACTGTGCCCATTCCTCATCCGTGACCGGCGCCTTCATTCCCCCGAGTCATCACCGCTGTCGATGTCGTCCTTGGGTGCCCACAGTGCCGAGGCGATAGCATCAGCACGCTCCTGGCCGCGAGCCCAGAACAGCATCGCGTAGTACGCCATCCGCTCGATGGTGGTGACGGCTACCCTGTCGGTGACCATGCGTTCGTACACGTCGGGGCCGAGGGTGATCTCGCCGAGCTGGCGGTCACTGACGGCGTTCTCGATGATGGTCTTGAGTTGCTCGGGCAGGTCGCCCTTGGATAAGCCTAGCCGGAGTTCTTCCCGGACGGTGAGCGCAAGGATCATCTTGGCCCGCTCGACGTCAGGCGGTGCCACCTCGTAGGTGACACCACCCAACGTGAGCTTCAGGTCTGGGACGACCCAGGACGTGAAGTCCACCGATGCCATCTGCTACGCCGCGCGGGTGTAGCTGTAGGCGTCGGACGGTCCTACGCCGTTGGTGACGATTACGTCGACAGTGCCAGCGGTGCCAGACTCCAGAGCGACAACGATAGTGCGATTGTCGACCACCGTAAATTCCGAGGAGACGGCATTGATAGTCACGTCCGCGGTGCCAATGAACCCAGTTCCGGTGAACGTCACAAGATCGCCAGTGGCGGCACCGGAGGGCGAAGCGCTGACGATCGTGGGCGCCGAAGCATTCCACCCGGTGAAGGGGTTCGCGATTTCATTACGAGGCCCCTTGCCGGTCAGCGTGACGGTGCGCTTCTCAACGCCCTGGTTGCCTGCATTGGCTCGCTGGACGGCGACCGTAGCGAAGCCCTCGTAGGCGTCGTCGGGGTTCGGCTCAGCAAACTCTGGCTTGTCGTAGTAGCGGATGTGCAGGACGGCGTCCTGACCCTTCGCGGACGGGCGGGTGCGGTCGAGGATGGTCTCTACCTCGACCGGGTACAGGCCCGTGGTCAGGTTGCGGTTACCGAGGATGGAGAACGCAACGGTCCAGCTCTCCCCGGTCTTGTCTGCGTTCGGCGAACCGAAGTCGTCGTAGGTTGCTGCGTCCTCGGTGATCGGGGTGAGGCTGGGCTGGAAGTCGCTGATTCGACGGCACGGCTGCCAGACGGGAAGCGCGATGGTTCCCGTATTGACGTCGATGCCGTATTCGTAGGAGTGGCCGAGCGAGTCGCCGGGCGAGAGTTCTGGTGCAGTGGGCATGGTGGCTAAGCCTCCGGGTTGTCGATGATGAGTTCATATGAATCCGTCCGCTCCTGGCGGTCGAGTTCGTCGGCGCCAAGATGAGCCATCGAGGCCCTGGACACCAGTGAGATACCTGCCACACGTGACAGGCGTTGCAGTACGGCGAATGCCGCGTCGGCGAGGTCGTCGGCACCAGCACGCGCACCGGGTATGCCTCGGAAGCGGAGTTGGATGCGGCGCACTGCCAAGAATGTTTGGAGGTCGTCATCTGCCCAGTAGGCGGTGATGCCAACAGCTCGGTCGGGGGACTGCGGGAGTGCGCCGTAGTTGATGCCGGTCTCTGCGTCCGCGTAGTCGGGTCCGTCGGGGCGCCACTGCCAGTCGGTGCGGTTCGCGAGGATCTGCGCGAGGGCGTAGATCATGGGCTTGGTGTCCATTTCAGGCCCCCATGCGGCGACGTACAGCGGCTGCGATGATGCGGTCCGCGTCACCGACTGCGACTTGCAGGCTGGCATCCTCAAGGAACTTGGCCTGACCGTCGTCGTGCCTCAGACTTAGGTCCTCGTGCTGTCGGACGGCGTAGGGAAGATCAGACGAGACGGCGGCTTCGATCTTGGACTCTTGCTCACTGGCCTGCTGGACGGTGAGGGAGGAACGCAGGTCACCGTACTCAAGTGGCGTCAGCGGCGTGGCGACTGCACGTGTGCGTTCTGCTACGAGGTTGACGCCGTCGACAGCGGCACTGCGGATGAGTTGGGTGAGGCGTGATGCGGGGACGTAACTCATGTGAGTGCGACCTCCAAATGTGCGGGAAGGTCGGCATCCAGTGCGTCGAGGTACTTGCAGATGATGACGGTTGATGTGCGCCCGGACGGTAGGAGGACCTTGGAGCCTGGCGCGTATAGAGGTGCGTGCGTGAAGTCGTCGTCGAATACGGTCGTCTCGGACACTGTTTGTGCGGCGTCGGCACCTCGCACGAGTCGGCGGGCGTCGTCCACTTGCACGCCTGCGACGGTTACGGGTGCGGCGTAGGTGTCGCCCATGCCGCCCGATCCGGTGCGTGTGGTGACGGTGATGGCCGCGGCGTTGAACTCTACGAACTCGGACATCAGCCGGTGACTATCGGTGAGCCGTTCAGCCCCGCCTCGGCGAGAATGATGCGGGCGTCCATTGAAAGCGTTGTGGCGGCTGATGCTCGTGCTAACACGGTGGATGCGTACACGGCGTACTGGATGGATGCGGCGCCACGCGACTTCGATGCGATGGCATTGCCACCGTCGGCTGCACCCTTAGCTGGGTCTATTCCGATGCCAACCCAGGTGGTGACTTGTGAGCATGTGGCGTCGCGTAGGGCGTCGACAATGCGCAAGTCGGTAGGCATGCCATCGGCGTCCACGCGGTAGATGGCGGTCTTTGTGGCGCGCGCGACAAGGTTGGATGCGAAGTGCAGCAGGCGGGGTGCAGTCTTGGGCTCAATTTCGAGAGACCACGGCGCCTTGACTAGGTCACTGAATGTGGCGAACTGGCGGGTCATGGTGTCCTCTCGGGTGAGAGGAATCCGGGGCGTGCGCACGTTGACATCGCACGCCCCGGATTCCTGTGGAACTAGACCGAGCCGGGCTCGGGTTCATCTGTTGCTTCCTCGGCCTCGTCGGCTTCGGTTGCGGGCTCGGGTTCAACCTCGGCGACCGCTTCGGATAGGGCGTCTACAGCGGACTGCAATTCACCCTTCGTCAGGCCTTCGATGTCGACGCCCAGGGAAGCCGCGTAGGCCTCCCAGTCGCCCTTACTGGCACTCTTCGCGGGGGCCTCAATCTCTGCAATACCCGCGGCCTGTGCGACCTGGACTGCGCGGCGGTGGCGGCGCAATACTCCGACGCCCACGATTACGCCGTGAGCGTGCCCACGAGCACGCCCTTGTCTTCGAGGCGCTTGACCGCGTAGTGGAGGTTGGTCGTCACGATCGTGGTGCGGGCCAGGATGTCCCGGTCCTGCTCCACGAGGGGGCGACGCTTCCACATGAGTCCGAGGGCGTTGTTCTTCATGATGAGGAACTTGCCCGCGGTGACACGGTTGGTGACGATGACGGGGATGCCGCCGATGGAGCCGACCTGGCCGCGACGGATGACGTCGTTGCCTGCGGAGCCATCTGCATGAATAAAGTCGTCATCCTTGAACAGCTGTGCGCGCTGTGCGGAGTTGATGTAGAGGCCTGCGAAGTCCTGCGCCTCAAGGTCGTCGCCGAATGCGCCAGTGGCGTCGACGAACATGTCCCAGCCGAACAGGATGCCAGCCCCGCCCGTGAAGGTGAGCGGCGCCGATGCGGTGGCGGTAGTGCCATCTGCATAGGTGATGCCGCCCGCGACGGATGCCTGGGCAACTGTGATGAGGTCGGCGTCAACCTTGCGGCCTGCGAGGATGCCAAACTGACGGATCGCCTCGTCCTGCGCGTTGCCGACGCCGATGAGCTTGGACTTGTCGGTGAACTCGACGGCCTTTCCTGCCTCCTTGATGGTGGCCTGCGAGGAGGACTGCGACATTTTGACCGGGGTCATTGCCGTGCCCTCGCTGAGGACGTCTAGTTCGCCCAGGGTCATCCAGCGGGGGAAGTTGACGGTCTCGCCCGCCTCGCCCAATAGGGTGTCGTCCTGGAGGACTGCGGGGGACGTGGCGACGATGGCCTTGCCGGTGAATGCGGCTTCGGATGCGTCGGCCCAAACTTCGGGGGAGTAAAGATCTGCGGATGTGGTGAGTGCCATGATGGCTGTGCTCCTTTACCGGCTAGCGGCCGGTGAGTTGGCTGTACAGGGTGGGGTTCTTTTTGAAGAGTTCGTTCTTTGCCGCGGTGGACATCGATTTGAACTGTTCGGCAGTGGTGGCCAACTCGCCGGACCCGCCAGCGTGTTCGACCGCACTCGTGCCTGCCACCTGGGCAGCCTTGAGCGAGGGGTTTGCGGTCACTGCGGCTTTGGCGGCTGCGGTGACCTGTGTGGTGAAGTCCTCGGCCTTAGGGTCGAGTTCCGCTACCTTCGCGAGGAAGGCGCGGGAGTCCGTGAGTGAGGCAGGGTTGCCGCCGTGGTCGTTGGCGGTGCGGTACACGGCCAGTTCGATGGCGGTTGCGGTGCCGACTTCCTGCGAGTTGGCGAGGGAGGCGGTGAGGTCCTCGACGCTGGGTGCTGATGCGTCGCCGGGGAGTTCGATACCGGCCGCCTTCGCGAGGGCGCGGGCCATTTCTTGCTGGCGTTCGTCTGCCCCTGCCGCGTCGGTGCGTCGCTTGGCGCTCTCGGTGCGTAGTTCCTTGATGAGCTTCTGTGCGCCATCGGGGAGCGTCTCGACGTTGCCATCCCATGCAGCCGGTGCCTCGGTGGGTGTTGCGACTGGCGCAACTGCTGGCGCGACCGTTGCAGGGGTTGCAAGTGGCGTGGTGGTGGGCACTACGTCCTCGGTGGTGACCGTGGGGTCGGCGGTGACTGCTACTGCGGATGTTTCGGTCATGATGCTGGCCCTCCTGGGGTCATGGGTTGCGCCCCACCTGGGGGCGTGTTCACGCTCGACGGTTGTCGAGGTTGATCTGTTCGCGGTTGCGTTGGCGGGTGACGCCAGTGGTCGCCACGTGTTCGCGTAGTCGGGCCTGTAGGTCGCGGGTGCGACCGCTTGCGGCTTTTAAGTCGCCTGCGGTGAGCGACGATGCGGCCTTGAGTTTGGAAGCGCGCACCTGACGCTCGAGTGAGCGCAATCGGGAGCGTGCTTTCTCTGCGTCGGGGTCGTAGGTGGTGATGTCTGCCACGACGGAGAGTCCGGGAAGGTATGCGACTGTGGAGCATCGGCAGTTCGGGTGACGCCATCCACCACGTTCGGCGTCGTCGATGGTGCCGGACACGTTGACGGTCACGCTATCGTCGCCTACTGCTGATGGGATTTCGATACGTCCTGTTGGCCCAGAGCCGAGTCTCACGATCTTCCCCGCCCAGTCCGAACACTGTTTGCAAGCGCCCGAGCCGACGATGATGGACACGAGGTCTACGCCGTTCTCGCGCATGGTGTCAGACCGCGAGTCATCCCAGGCGCGGCGGGTGGCCGTGCG